TTAGACTTTCGGGCCATACAACCTCCGCTGTACTAGTTCTGGATCAACTGTTGGCATAATAGATACCAACTTATCAAGAGCATTACCCTCAAGGGCAACACCACTGATGTCATTTTTGGCTAGCCAGTCACACGCAGCCTTAAGGTCTTGCGTAGAAGCTTCACCGCTTTTGATTCGATTGAGGAACTCGGTTGTAACAAGGTTGTGAAGCTCGTTAAACTGATCCTCAGTTGCTTTTTTCTTCATTTGTCAAGGACACAATTGGTACGATGTCGTGACACAATACCTCTACACGACTGCCAGGTCTAAACGTAAACCCAGCCTTCATTAACTCTGCACACTTAAGTGCCCTGACTATTTCGTAGTCTAGGCGCATCTTTTCTTCATGTCGTTTAGCAAGTTGTTTACATTGCTCAATCATACTTCCGTCTAACGGAACAGAAAAGTTAAGTTGTGCACCGTAGTTATTATTACGGGTGTAACTATCAGGCAATACATCATTACCCATGTAAAACGGTGAGAACGTCATAGTTGCACCGTTACACGAATTACCCCCAGTAAACTGCTGTCTACTAGGGGCACCGTTGTTCTGGAATTGAACTGCTTGGTTTGTTACGTTGCCTGTGGCAGCAGCTACCGGGTTAGCGTTGTTGCTAACTGTCGGTTCACTGGCTTTAACCGGTGTTACTGCGAGAAGACAGAGAGCGAGGTAGTAGTAGCAGTAGTGTCGATAGTGCGAGTGGTGTCGATTGTTTCGACTATTCCGGCTGCTCGATTCACAGTCTCCAGTTGAAACTGTTCGCCAGCGGTTGTGACGGACCAAGTAGTCGAAGAATCGGTTATATCCCCACTTGGGGTTACGTTTGTTCCAGACCATGATGAGTATGCACCACCGTACACTTCAGTTGCGATAGTTTCGGTGATGGTTTGGGTAGTTGTGGTGGTAGACTGCATACTACCTTGGGTAAACTGAGGAGTTACCGTTTGAGCCATAGCGCCCATCGGGAACAACAAAAAGAGTAGAAGTAGTTTCATGGTTGGTGTTTGTCTTTTTGATCTTTAGGGCGAGAGATGCCGTAAGAGGCGAGGGTTCCGCTAAGTAAAGATGCCACAAAAGTGGGATCCATCTTCTGTAGCATTCCCATGTAAGATGCAGTCAATACTCCTGCACTCCATACAAGTACAAGAGCCTTCACGATCTCACTAAAGAAATCATGAATAAAGTTTTTAGTCGTCTGCATTTGTTTTTTTAGTTAGCAGTTTCTTAATAACAGGTTTAAGGACGCTAACTGTCTTTTTAAAGACTGCAGTGGCAGTAAGGGTGGCTGCAACGGAGACAGTAGCTGTCGTTGTAGCCGTAGCTAAGATCTCGGTACTCGGTAACGGGACAGAAATATCTGTACCCGGTACATCAACGTAACGAACTTGAGACGGTATTGGTGGTGGTTTAGGGGGTGGAGGAGTTACCGGTTTAGGCTTCTCCTCCTTCTTTTTGTCCGATTGTGTCGTACCCTTCACACCAGGAGGTGCACGAAGGTCACTAGGAGGCACTACAAGCGGTTTGTAGGTGGGTAAAGTAGCTCGTGGGACCTCCAGTACCGGACGGGGTAGTAAAGGCGGCTCAGGGAGCCTTAGAACCGGCAGTACCGGTGGTGCTCCCAAGTCCATCAGCCGCCAAAGAGACCACGCTCGATAAAATCAACAGCTTGATCATCGACAGTGTTGTCAGTTTGCTCAGCAAGTTTACGGAGCAGATCAATAACCAGACGCTTTACCTTTTCAGATTGAATGAATTGAAAAAGAAGCGGGCGAATAAGTGCAATCATTGTTAGTAAGTTGGTAAAGAACCGGGTGGGGTGAAGTTAGAGGTATAGCGAGCAACGCCTTTAGTGATGCGGAGGTCGTCTACAAATATGTCTTGCATAGAAGTATTGTTGAACCCTCCTATGGACAGCGGGGTACTGGCGGAAGACGTTGGGTTACCAAGCGAAGAGGTGCTTGCAACAAGAGCGCCATCTGCAAACAACCGAACAGTTCCAGATTCGTGTGTCATTGCTATGTGCGTCCAAGTGCTTAAAGAAACAACATTAGTTGCACTAAATACACTCTGACTAGTTCCGGTAAACCAAAAGAAACGCACTCTGGCATCGCGGTTTACGCCAAAACTCCAGTAATTAGTGCCTGAAGTTGGATTCATATTTCCAATCATTATTGGAAGAAAATTATATTCTGTTGTCGCAAAATTAGTCACATACACCCAAGCTTCAACCGTAAAGGGGGTAGTCCACCAATCAAAGAGATCTTGGGAGTAGGGGGTCGTATAATATCCAGCAGCAAAGCCGAGACTCGATCCGCCAAATTTGCTTTGTGCCGTGCTGATTTGCGCGTTGCCAGCAGCAGTTATGGTGTTGGACTCGTCACTGCTATCAACAATATTGGTACTACCATTCGTACCATCACCTTTTAGCAGCAGGCTAGTTGCGTAGAAGTATCTGTCTTGGTCAGGGTTTATAGCACCAAAGAACGGCTGGGTAGGGGGTGTGAAGTTGCTGGTGTAACGGGCGACTCCTTTGGTTATACGGAATTCGTCGATATAGCCTTCAAAAACATAGTCACCATTGCCGTATGCTCCTATACCTAAAGGTTCTGTACTATTGTTTGCCGCTGCAGTGAAGTTGGAATTACTGTCTTGCAGTACGCCGTTAATAAAGCCATAGCATGTACCATTTTCAACAGAGATTGCAAAGTGAGTCCACTGATTAAGAGAAAAGGCTCCGAGTGAAACGCTTCGATTTGTGCCAGCTCTGTTCATATAGAAGATTCCGTCATCAGACCGAATGCTAAAGTTTCGATCCGAGCCTCCTTGCTCGCGCCACTGTGCCACGATAATGTGGATGCCGGTGCTTGAAGTCGGATAAACCCATGCTTCAATCGTAAAGTCGCCAGGCAAATAAAAATCTTCGCTGTCTGGTGTTGCTACGTAATCCCCACTCCCATCAAACTTCAGCGAACTACCGTTGAACTTACTTTCAGTGGTACTGATCTGGGCGTTACCAACAGCAGTAACCGTCTTCGGATTGAGACTGCTATCAAAGATCTCCGTGCTTCCATCCGCACCATCACCGTGCAACAGCAGTTTTACTGCGCCGTAATACGGGTCAGCGGGTTGGGATGTGTTGGCTAGTTTGTAGGTCATGGCAGCGGTGCAATGTTTTTGTACGGATGGTCATTGGGAAGGTTGGCGGTCAGTCCCCATTTGTGAGCTAAGTAGCCTTGAACTTTTTGAATTGTATCGCTACTTGGCGTTCCATTTAATACAATAACTTCACCCATGTATCCTCCTAAAAAATAGCCAGTCTGTGCATATCCCAATCTAATAGTGCTAGTAACAACGGGGATATTGATATATCCACAAATGTTGCCGTTGGCTCGATTCAACTCTGTGTAAGCGTCTCCACGATTTGCAACGCTTTGTGATAATTCTCCCCCGTAAATTTGATATGCGCCAGAAGGGTCATTAACGTTATTTAGTCTAAGTATGTTTGTGTTATTTGAACCTAAAGTGGCGATGGGAATATATGTATTGCTGTTTGAAGTACCTACCAATGACGTTATATATGTGGCCTTAACAAGCGCAAAAAACCACGAATAGGTACCGCTACCAAACGTTGAAATGTCAAAAAATTCCGGGGCTACACCGAAATAAACACTAGACAAACTGTTGAAAGTAGCTGCATCGACAACTGGGCGAAAGGTAGCATTTGATTGGGCGGCATGTCTTGCATTACCGCTTTTATCGTCCCACTGACTAATTGCTCCAGAAATTTCTGTTATGGTTGAAGAATCAGATCCATCTAACCACAATTCCGTAGCAATAGAAGATGGCGTCCAGTAATACGGTTCCTTAGCCAGCGTTACCTTCCCCGGAATAGAAATCGGACTCATGGGATTGCAGCTCCTATATCTGTCGTAAGGGTTGAAACGCGGGCGTCAAGTAGGGCGAGGTCTAGGGATTCGCCGATGGAGTAGAAGGTTGCGCGACCGCTGAAGTTACTGCTACTACTACCAATACCAAGCAGTCTGTACTCATAATTAGCAGGAGCAGCAGAAGTA